TTCATGTCTTCCTCGTGCGCCGGCGCGGCGGTCGCCGCTCTTCTCGCCGCGACCGCGTCTCCCGCGTTCCCGGACATCATCCTTCGGGACGCCTCCGGAGCGGAGACCATCATCGGTCGAGACGACGCGCTCTTCATCCGCGCGGACTCGATTCGGGAGGCGACGAGGGAGGTCGACTTCGTAGCCTCTACGGACACGAAGGACTCCCACGGCGACATCATCGAGCAGGCCACCTGGCAGCTCGATCACTTCCGCTCGAATCCGGTCATCCTCTACGGGCACGACGCGCGCGAGCTCCCGATCGGGCAGGCGACATACGTCGCGCTCGAAAACGGGCAGCTCGTCGTCCGGATCAAGTTCGCGAGCGCGGAGGCGAATCCCCGCGCGGAGCAGGTCTGGAAGCTCGTGAAGGAGAAGGTCCTTCGCGCCGTCTCCGTCGGCTTCCGCCCGGTCAACGGCGCCTACGAGGTCCGGGACGGTGTCGAGGTTTGGGTCTGGCGCAACCCGATCCTGAAGGAGATCTCCGTCGTCGCGATCGGATCGAACCCGGACGCGCTCGCGAAGACGAAGGCGCTCATCACGGCGGCGGCGAAAGACGCCGCGAAGAAAGACTCACCCGCCGAGCCGGCGGAGAGGACCGAAACGACCACCAAGCCCGGTGCACCCGCCGGCGAGAAGGAGACGAATACGATGAAGACCGTGGAGCAGCTCACGAAGGAGCTCGAGGACGCGAAGAAGGACGGCGCGGCGAAGATCGGCGAGATCAACGTCAAGCTCGTCGAGACGGAGAAGCGCGCGGAGAAGGCGGAGGCCGGCGTCGCGGTCGCGGAGAAGGCTCTCGAGGAGTCGAAGGCGGTCGTGAAGCGGCTCGAGGACGAGGCGAAGGTCCGCGAGACGGAGCACACGAAGGCGTGCGAGAAGCGCGACGCGGAGACGAAGCGCGCGGACGAGGCGGAGGCCAACCTCATCGAGCTCGAGGTCGAGGCGCTCGTCGGAAAGAAGATCTCCAAGGCGGAGAAGCCGGAGTTCGTCGAGCTCCGGAAGACGAGCCCGACGCTCTTCAAGAGCATGGTCGAGAAGCGCGCGGACATGGCGCTCACGGAGCGCGTCGCCGACAAGGACGCGCTCGGGGACACGACGCCGAAGGCTCCGGACGCGACGCAGACGCAGACGAAGGGCGCCACCTCGGCCTGGAACGACTGCTGATCCCTCCCGGGGAGCGCGTCCTCGAAACGCGCTCCCCGCTCCTCTCCTAACCCAAAACCCGATTCAACTTCGGAGGCGCCGGACGCCTCCTCAGCGAGGATTCATATGGCTGCACGTGCAAAGACCAAGGGGATCGACAAGAGCGTGATCGAGACCGGCGTCGTCCCGAACGGCGTCACGATCCCGGAAGGCGTCGGCGTCAAGTTCACCGCCAACCCGGGTGAGATCACCGTCGCCGTCGCGGGAGACGCCGCGGTCGGCGTCGCGCTCGAGACCGTGGTCGGTGACGGGAAGAAGACGATCCAGTTCGTCGCCCTCACCGGCGGCGCGGTCGTGAAGGTGAAGGTCACGACCGGGCCGATCGCGGCCGGCGCCTACCTCGAGTGCGCGGCCGGCGGCTTCGCAGCTCGCACCCTCGGCGGCGGGACCGTCCTCCGGAACATCTGCGGCACCGCCTGGGAGGCCGGCGCGACCGGCGACTTCATCGGCATGCTCGTCGGCAAGTTCGCGGGAGTCTCCGCCTAGTCCGCCGCTCCCCTAACCCACCACCAAGACAACCGAAGCGCGGCCCGTTGGGCGCGCTGAAGCTCCCAACGGAAGAAAGAAAAGATCACCATGGGCCTGAAGGCAGAAGACATCGCGGTCCACACCGCCTCGGACGTCGTGAAGCACCAGCGTTCGGAGAAGGGCCTCACCTACGATCGTCGTAGGAAGGCGTTCGCCGAGAAGATCCGCGCGAAGGATCCGGGCGCTCTCGCCCTCGTCGAGGAGGTGAGCAAGCACCTCTGGCAGCAGAAGGCCGTCACGCCGAACGCGGTGCACGCGAATACGTTCCTCACGGACGTCTCCGTGCAGTACGCGAACGACGAGTTCATCGGCGAACGGCTGATGCCGGTCGTCCAGGTGGACAAGCGGTCGGACATCTACGCGACGTATGAGAAGCGCGACCGACTCGGCGTCTACGACGACACGATCGGACCGCGAGGCGACGCGAACGAGATCGAGGAGAACCGCGGCCAGGACAACTACTCGGTCCGCGACCGCGCTCTCCAGAACTTCACCCCGGCGGAGACCGTCGACAACCAGGACGCGATCTTCGACGAGATGCTCGACCTCACGGAGAGCGTCGCGGACAACCTCGCCCTGAACCGGGAGGTCCGCATCGCCGGGATCATGACGAGCACGTCGAGCTACGCCGCCGGCAACTTCGCGACCCTCTCCGGTACGGACCGGTGGGACGACGCCTCCGGCGGAAACCCGATCAAGAACATTCAGGACGCGATCGCCTCGCTCTGGCGCGGGAAGGGGCAGACGGACATCGTCGGCTTCACGAGCCTCGACGTCTTCAACGTCCTCGTCCGCCACGCGAAGCTCCTCGACCTCTTCAAGTACACGCGCGGCGGCCTGATCACGCAGCAGCAGCTCGCCGCCCTCTTCGGTCTCTCCGAGCTCTACGTGGGTGCCGCCCGTCGGGACACGGCGAACAAGGGTCAGACGATCGCGACCTCCCGCATCTGGGGGAACGACTTCGGCGTCGTCCGCGTCGCCCGTCGTCCGTCGAAGCGGAGCGCGCACTTCGGCTCGACGTTCCAGCTCCGGCAGGACCCGATGACGTTCACGTGGTTCGATCCGAAGAAGGGGAAGAGCGGCGGCCACTACTGCAAGATCGGCCTCTCCGACGACCACAAGATCGTCGCGAGCGACACCGGCTACCTCTTCAAGACCGTCATCGCCCCCTGAGGGCTGACGGCGGACGGGGAGTAGGAGCGTCCTTCACGGGGCGCTCCTACCCTCTTTCCGCGGACCATTCACGCTGACAGAAGAGCAGGAGGAAACGAGAGATGGCGAAGAAGAAGAAGAACAGCGAGGAGGCTCTCGACGAGACGCAGGCGACCGGCGCGACCGACGACGCCGGCGACGAGGGCGATGAAGGCGAGAACGACGTGATTCCGAGCGACGGCGGCATCCCGGACCCGGAGATCGCGCGCGTGAAGAACGCGCTCGACCCGCGCGACGAGAATCCGGTCCCGTCCCGCGGCGTTCGCCGCGCCGCGCTCGAGGAGTTCGTTGTGCAGCCGTGCGCCGGCGAGCTTCAGCACAACGGGAAGAAGTACGCTCCCGGGAAGACGGTCCTCCTCGATCAGGAGACCGCGAAGTCTCTCGGGGACGCCGTCCAGGCCGTCGAGAAGTAAGAACCGCCAGAGAGGAGAGCGTCCGCGATGATCTACTTCTTCACCAAGGCCCAACTCGAGGCGAGGATCTCGAAGAAGAAGCTCCAGCGGATCTACGACGACAACCGAGACGGGGCGTCGGACGAAGATCCGGTCAAGCAGCTCCGCGCGGACGCCTCCTCGAAGGTCTGCTCCTACCTCGAGCCGATGGGGATCACGAAGAAGGTCGAAGCGCTCTTCGACCTCACGACCGGCGAGCTCCTCCCCGGGAAGACGCTCCCGATGGAGCTCCCCCGACTCGCGCTCGACGCCGCGGAAGCGCTCGCGGCGAAGCGACACCCGGAGGTGATGCGCCAAGATTGGGTCCTCCTAATGAAGCAGGTGGACACGGACCTCGGGAAGGTCCGGGACGGAAAGACCTCCCTCGGCGCCGGCTGGGAGGTCGGAGGGACGGCGGTCCAGGTCCCGCAATCCGAGCTTCAGGGCGGGCTCGTCGGCATCCCCGGGGAGAGCCCTGAGGGACGCCGGCACCAAGACGGCGGCGCTGTCTCCGGCGGTCGCTGGAAGGACATGGGCGACTTCGGCTAGCGACGTCGACCCGGGTCGACGCGGAAAGGCTCCCCGGGAATGTTCAAGGCGGACATCGTCGGGGAGGCGGAGATCGAAGCCGCCTGGGGTCGCGTCGTCGCGGAGATCCGCGTCGGCGCCGTCCGCGGAGCCGGACTCGGGGCGAAAGAAGGCGCGGAGGAGGCACGACGAAAGCACGTCTTCCGGAACCGGACCGGCGAGCTCGAAAAGAGCATCTCCCACATCACGATCGGATGGGTGAACGGGACGACCTACGTCGCGAAGATCGTCGCCGGGAAGAAGTACGCCTCGTGGGTTGAGGACGGGACTCGCCCGCACCTGATCGTCGGCAACCCGTGGCTCGTATTCGAGTGGAAGGGCGTCCTCGTCCGCTTCCGCTACGTCAACCACCCGGGGACGAAACCGCACCCGTTCATGGGGATCGCCTACCAGAAGGCGGAGCGAGTCGTCATTCGGGAGCACGAGCTCGCCGTCGCGCGCGCCGCTCGCATCCTCGACAAGCTTTAGCGTCGGAGCCTTAGCGATGAGCGATACCTTCGGACTCCTCGAGCTCCCGGTCCCGCTCCCCGCGGACGGGAAAGCGGCCGGGGACCCGGTCCTCGATCTCCTGCTCGGCTTCATGCAGGCGGTCCTCAATCACGACCTCAACGAGAACGGAGCGTGGTCGCTCCGCTCCCCGGCGGACCCGATCCCGGTCGCCTATACCTTCGCCCACAATCCGGACCTCGAATGCTTCAACGCGAACGCGACGCCGGCGCTCTACCTGTGGCGGCGAGACGGCACGGATAACGGCGTCTTCAAGGCGACGCAGGGCTACATCATCGACGACGACGGGATCGAAGGCCTCTGGATCCCCCCGCCGATGGCGGCGGAGGACAAGAAGGACCGCGAGACCTTCCGGAACGCGTTCAAGAAAGCGCTCCGCGTCGCGTTCACGCTCGGCCGACACCCGGCCTGGGTCCTCCCCGGAGACGACTACTACGACGCGGCGGACTACGGCTCCGTCCTCCTCTACCACACGAAGCTCGGCAAGTGCCGCTTCGGGCCGTTCCGGAACCACACCCTCGTCCTCGAGGGATACGAGGACCGGACGCGGCAGACCTTCGAGTGCTTCTACTTCGCGCTCGACACGATGGAGACGTGGGAGGAAGACGTCTCGAAGCACGCCCCGACCTCCGCCGGCGGAACCTTCTCCCTCCCCGGGCGAGGTAATCATCCGGACCGTCTCGCCCTCCTCGCGGCTCGCTACGAAGCGGGCGTCGCGGCGCTCTCCGACGACTCCGGCGTCTCCGCCGGCGGGGAGGCGCTCCTCGTCTACGGCGCGCAATTCCCGATCGATCTCGACCCGGACGTCCGCGTCACGGTCCTCTTCGGCAACGAGCTCGCGACGGACGTCGTCGTCGAGAACGAGACGGAGATCTCGCTCCGGACTCCGCCGCACGAGGCGGGGACGGTCGACGTCACGGTCATCTTCCCGAGCGGCGTCCGCAAGACGCTCGCCGGCGCGTTCACGTTCACCTGATACCTCGCGCGCGCCGCGCGCGTCTCGAGAGAGGAACCTTCGACCATGCGGACGATCTCGGTCATCCCCAACCCCTATATCGCGCTCGACAAGGACGGCGTCCCTCAGGGCACCGTCGGCGCCGGAATGCCCGGCGTCTTCATCGGCGCGAGCATCGATCTCGTCGCCTCCCGGAAGACGGGGAAGACCCGCTTCTACTACCCGAAGAACGGGGACGGCTCGCTCACGCGAAAGGTCATCCTCTCCTCGGACATCGTGACCGCGGTCCTCGCCGGCGAGCTCCTCGCCGCGACGATCGAAGACGCTCGCGTCTGCGGCGTCTCCGACGAGGAGTACCTCGCGCCGGAGAAGGTCCTCGCCTCCGAGCGGGAGAAGGCGCTCGCCTACTGGCGTTCGCTGAAGGGCGCGAGCGCCGAGATCGGCGAGATCCCGCGCGAGGAGACTCCGGAGAAGGAGGGGGAGGAAACGCCGGCGCTGAAGGCGGCGGAAGAAGTCACCCCGGGCGTGAAGATGACGAAGCCCGGCGGCTCGAAGAAGGCGGAGGCCTGAGATGATCGGAAACACGGGAGTCAGCCCTAGCTTCAAGGTCCCGCGCTACCTCGCACGGATTCTCCTCGCCGCCGGCGCGGTGTCTTCCGCGAGCCAGCGCCTCAAGTGCCTCCTCGTCGGCAAGAAGACGAGCGCCGGGGACATGGTCGCGGACGGTCCGCCGGTCCGCGTCATCGACCCGGAAACGCTCGACCGTCGCGCCGGACCCGGGAGCCGACTCGCCCTCATGGGCTACGCGGCGCTCACCGTTCCGAGCATCGAGCTTTGGATCGCGGCCGTCACGGAGCCGGGTGCGAGCACGGCGGCGACGGTGACGATCGTTCTCTCCGGGACGCCCGGGAACGGTCTCCTCCGCTTCCGCCTCGCCGGCGTCGACGTCTCCGTCTCCGTCTCCTCCGTGATGACGCTCGACGACGTGGGCGCCGCGATCGTGACGGCGTTCAACGGCAAGACGCGTCTCCCGGCGACGGCGGCGTACGTCTCCGCGTCGAAAACGCTCACGCTCACGACGAAGAACCGGGGATCGGACGAGAAGGATCACATCCTCTACTACGTCCCCGACGACGCCCCGGTCGGGCTCACGCTCACGATCACCGGCTCCGCGACGGTGAACACGAACGGCGTCCGCTTCGGAGCATCTACGACCGGGACCGGCGCGGAGGACGCGACCGCCCTGATCCAGCGGCTCCAGAAGACGCGCTTCGCGCGCATCGCGGTCGGGCACAACGACGCTCCGAACGCCGCGCTTTGGGAGGCGATGGTCGACACGAAGGCGGGACCGCTTACGCTCCTCCTCGACCAGCTCGTCTTCGGACACAACGGGACGCTCTCGCAGGCGATCTCGCTCGCGCAGACGACGCTCAACGCGTTCCGCGCGCAGGTCGTGTGGCTCCGCAACTCGGAGAACCACCCGGCGGTCATCGCCTCGATGGTCGCCGCCTTCCGCTCCGTCTACGAGCAGACGAATCCGATCTACGATTGGGACTCCTTCCCTCTCCCGTACCTCCGGGCGCAGGCCTTCCTCGAGGACGTTCCGTCCGATCCGGAAGCGGATCAGGCGCTCAACGCCGGCGTGACGCCGCTCGCGACGGTCGACGACACGGTCAAGGTCATTCGCATGATCACGACCTACTGCATCTCGAACGGCGTGCAGGACGAGCGCTGTCTCGATATCGGCGACGTCGTGATGACCGACTACGCGACGCTCGACATGCGGCTCATGTATGAGACCGAGTTCCGTCCGCAGAATCCGATCGTCCGACCGGATCCTTCGCCGGAAGAGGATCCCCCGACCGCCGGCGTCGCTTACCCGAAGCTGTGGAACGGGAAGGTCGTCGAGCGGCTTCAGGAATACTACGCGAACGGGTGGCTCGCGGAGCGGCCGGTCGGGATCTGGGCGCCGGTCTCGACCTTCGTGAAGGCGGGAGGCTACATCGCGACGGACACGCCGCTCGCGGTCGCGCGGCTCCAGCACCGCCTCGACAACGTTACCCGACGGTGGCGATCT